GTTACTTCAGCATTTAAATTTTCCACAATATCTCCTAGATATGAGAGTCCACGAAGGTTGCTCTACAATAGGGCTTATCGTTCGTTTACATCATCGGCGGAGTCGGTTGTCCCCCACCCTGGGCGGCTAAAGCCGCTAACAGTTCGGGCGGAATTTCAGCACCACCCGCGCCACCCTCAGGAGGCATCGGCTGGCCGGGTGGTGCCATCAATTCAGGAGGCATGCCAGCACCCTGCGGGGGTGCGGGCGGCTCAGGCTGGGTAATGAACGCTTCAGGATTCTTGATACCAAACCCGGTCTGAAGCACATAGGCCGCAAACTTGGCCATGTCAATAACTCCAGCACCAGCGAACGGAGCCAATGCTTGAATCATTTCGGCTGTTTGAGCACGACGGAACGACTCGTTGTTCGGTCGGGTAGACCCGCCCACCACATCAAAATCAAACTCGCCAGCAATATAGTCGCGGTCGTAACGAATCCAAATAGGTTCACCATCACGGCCCATAATACGGGCCACCGATTCACCAGTCAAGAACTGCTGAGTCAGTCCCAGTAGACGTTTGCCTACTTGTCCGATTGCTGATTCAATGGTTGCCAGTTTGTCTGCTGTACGCGCATTGGCGGCATCCTGGGCCAATCCGACTTCCGTCGCGGTGCGACGGATTTCGGATACTGAACCGCGCATAAACTCGGATACACCACTGATTAGGTTGATGTCTTGTTCAATCAACTGGGACTGATTGTAGAATTCGGGTGGGTTAATCAGTGCGGGGAATGGGGCAACAACATCACCCAATGGTGTGTCGCCCGTCACTGGCACCATGACGTTATCTTCGTCGGATTCCATTGCCGCACGGCCATTCGAATCCAAAGCAGATTCACGGAACAAATACTTACGGGCATACCGCTTACGATGATTCATCATCTGGGTACGAGTAGCATTCAATTCGCGCTGTAGTGGCTCAATAGCCTCAAGGTCACCCAACGGATAAAAGTTATCCGGCACATCATAGTTGCGAATCATCACAAACGGATGACCAAAAGCGTAAGGCATCTTGGTTGGCTTAATCAGGAAACCGTCACCTGATTCTGCGAACACGCTGACGGTCTGATTACGCATATCGTAGAACTCGTATACGTCAGCATAACCTTCTTCTTTGTCGTGCACCTTGCGATGAGCAGGCTCATCTGAGGTGTACCTGGAGAATGTTACGGGGGAGATATCTTCGCGGACAGAACGGTTGTATCGTTTGTCTGTTTTGATGTCGCGGATTGGACGGCGCACACGATGGGCAATCCACTTAATGTTGTCCATGCTGGTTGCGTCTGGGTCAACATAGACATCAAACGGGGATACCCGTTCAACGAACGGGGCATCTTCCAAAACATTATAGGTTGTCGAAGTAACATTCTCGGGAATGTTTGGGTCAGACACATCCTCATCGTTCCCGATGCGGTCCTCCTCAACATACCTATAGCCGACCTTCAACCAGCCATGGCCAACAATCAGAAAGTCCTTAACGGCGGTACGGAACTGGTCCTTGATGTTGCGATGCCGCCACCAATAGTTAACAACAGCCTCAGCAATAGTAGCATTAGCAGAGTTCTCAGGATTAATAGCATTAACAGTAATCTTCGGATAGTTCACCGAAATAGAAGGATAAATAACGTTAATGGTTGAGAACGCCATGTTGACCAGAATGCGGTCCTCGTCCGTGAAATGCTCGTAATGCCGACCCTTATACAGGTCAATCAGACGACGCCAAGTATCATCAAACGATTCTTCTTTACGCCACTTTTTGGTGGCGTTAATCTTCTTACGGTACCGCGCCAAATAATCTGAATTAGAAGGTCGTGCCATCATCTGCCTTCCATGCCTGGGCTACGCGAGCCAACCAGTTCCATACAGCAATAACACCCGCAACCCCAGCGGCCTTAAAGAACGAAATGTCTAGGATTGCGGAACTAATGGGAGAGGCCGTTGCCCCTGCCACAAATGTGGCGATGCCTCGCTTCAATGCTTCTTTGTATGTCACAATCCCTCTTTCAAGTGGTAATCAATATGCTCATCTAGACGGTTATCAATGTGGTCCACTTTGCCTTCGATTCTCAGCAGGACCCGCTGGTTTTCCGCATGTTGCTGAGTATTACGTCTATCAAACTTACTGAGGCCCCACATCATGGGGCCACCAATTACGGCAACAACAATAGGAACCCACCACATACTAAATCACACCCACCGCGTTCCGACGGGCGCGGCATTAATGCCTGCGCTGGCGGCCTGGGCCACCTGTAGGTCCTGACGTTCCTTGATTGTCGGACCATGAAAGTCCTCTTTGCCATGCGTAAACCCTAGACGGATAGTCCTAAGATGGCATCCAAAACAAATCGGTCCACGACGAGGCAACTCCTCGTCGAATTCAAAAGATTTCCCGCAGGATTCGCAAGCAATTTGTCTCATACCAATAGGATTTTCGTTCGCTAACGGGTGATACCGGCACCATGCCGGACATTATAGGCGCCAATCGGCTGATTCTTCGGAGGTTTATCCTGGATAATGAACTGTTCCCACCAAGCCAAAGTATTCCTGGGGATAACCTCACCAATATAATACTCGGGTAGCCATACAAACTTGAGCATCTGGTTCGCAATAGCCAATGATATCACACGGTCGTCATGGGGCGACCCGGACATCTTGCCGTTCTCCTTGCGGACAAAGGTCCGCAACTCTCCGATTGTGTGCTCACAGCAAATATCCAGGTCATCCTGGCGGATGGCCGCCGCCAACTCATCAATCATCAACGGCTTAGAAGAAGCCGTAGTACGCCAACCCAAAATCTCCGTCGGCACAGGCCGAGCCTGAGCCAGACGACGTTGACGATAAATATTCTTATACCCATACCGCTGAAGGGCCTTAAGGGTAGTTAGACCGTGGTTGTTATTTTCCACGCCCACCAAAGCAGAATGATACATCCACCCCAACTCGGCCAGCATCTCACCAAACAAATCAGGTTCAATGCGCCCATGCCAATGAGCAACCACCAACCCAGTCTTAGCGTTAATTACATGAGCCGAACTATAGTCACCATGCGACAATCCTTCGGCTACGTCCGCGCCAATCGCATACACCGCTTCATGCTCGGGGAACTCCCAGATACGCAACGGCCCATCCGAATACTGTTGGAAAGAACACTCGCCGCTAGTGGCATCAATCTTCAGTAGACCGACCTCTGGTTCCTCAGGCATCAACCCGTTAATAACATCCAAATCAAAAACAGGGTTACCTGACTTGATGAATGCTTCCTCAGGGGACCTAGGGTATTCTTGGTGTAACTGCCAATCGGGTAGCGATTTGCGTTTAACTTCGTACCAGTCTTGGTTGCGGTCACCCGCATCCCAAGCCCAAAAGATACCACGGAACAGGTTGGTTCCCGTTTGGGAACCGACCCACAGTTTATGAAAAAAGTTTCCAGACCCATTAGCCGTGGACAAACAGATAACACGACCACCCACATCAGCAATAGGTTCAATAGATGCCCACGCCTCGTCGGGGTTTGGCAAGAACGCCATCTCGTCCACAATCACCAGATACACGGACTCGCCACGAGCAGGGTCATTAGATGACGGCAACGACTCAATAGCCGACTCGTTATCAAACACCATCTTCAACTGGTGGTCCGTCAACAACCTTGGGCCACGTTCCCGCATCCACCCAGGTAACCAACGATACCCATACTTAGATTTCTGAAGCAACTTCATCGCCTCACGTTCCGTGCGGCTAAGCATAATCACGAAACGGTCAGACTGGAAGAACACCAACCAGAAAGCATACGCCGCCGCCAACGTACTGAAGCCAATCTGACGTGCCTTGAGAACGACACTGTAGCGGTTCTCTAGCCATGCGCGGACAGTTTCCTGCTGGGCTTCACGCATCTCAAATAGAATACGTCCACGCTCAGGATGTTTGATAAACCAGTAGTTTGCGCAGAAGTGTGTAAACGCTTCTAACAACTGGTCGGTTGTGGCGTCCTGTGGCCCTCGGCACAGACGCCATTCGCGCTCGTGCACAAGTTCATTTAGTTCCATAAATCACCGAGGAATATAATAGGGCTTTCGTTTCGACCAGTAAGGCGGCATAACCATCTTGCCACGACTGGGTTGGCCCTTGTTCACCCATAGGGCTACATCGGTAGTGCCAGCACCACCAGAAGCCGACACACGAATATTAATCACATTCCTGATGGCAATAGCCGACCCAGTACCAATACCAGCACCAGAACGCTTGTGGATGTGAACTTGGATGACGCTAGAGGAACTAGAGCCAGAACCCGAACCGACTCTGGGCCGAGTGGTGTAGCCGCTGGCCGAATCGCCAGCCGTAGCCCCACCAGCACCAGTCGCAGTCTTAAACACAAACTTGATACCA